GTCGGTATCTAGTCCATATATGGACTATTATCGACCCACCTCCACTTGACCTTTTGGGTCCCGGTAGAGGACGGTGTCTGATTTGAGGTGGCGAAATAGGCATAAAGACCTATATCACCATCAAGTCTAACGCTGTTCCCCGCATTGACAATTTGCGGGACACGGAATTGTTGTTTCTGGAGATTTCTGCTCCACCTCGTTTTTATACGAGCAGGAGGCAAAAACCTCAGGCAACATTCCATCATGGTTGCAGCCAGGGCTGGTAACCCGGCTTTTTGGAAAGACTTCGAATAGTCTAACCAAGCCAACCATGAGCGAAGATCTACGATTTCAGCTGTCTTAAGCTTAATCACAGGCTGATTCACACCAGCCAGAACCCACGCCCCACAACTCTCTTTAACAAGAGTGTGAAGGCATGTTTTCTCGTGATTAACTACAAGTCCAGCCGACTCCAGGGCTTCTATACAATTAGAAGCAGCTTCACGTGGGAGAATTATATCATCACCAAAGACACGAATGTCTTTTGTGCGATAACCTTCTCCTAACACTATTCGCGTTGATGCCCGGGCGATAGCCCAAAACACCAACGTTTCTAGTGGGAAGCACACAGCCGATCCCATTGTTGCTAAACAACGGGTAGGTACTCGATGTCCATTCCATGTGACATTACGAGTACGATAGGCTGTTACAATGGAGAAGATCCATTTCGGTAGTAAGAAGCGAGCCAACGCTAGCGACAGCAAATCGCTAGCGTCCTTGAGATCTAAACATGCTAAATCTTTTCGCATGCAAAGATTCTTGGATGCTTCAACTTCTCTAAAGGAAATGGATCCCCTAGTCATCGGATGGCGCGAGATAAACCTATACAAGAGTTCCATAAGCCCTTGCTGGGCAAATTGGTTCTCTTTAGGCTCAATGCAGATAATCCTAGGACCTCTATAGTCCTTTGGTACTGCACAAACTCGTGCAGCTGGCTGATCTACTAATTTCTTAGTGATCAGGCTTCTATCGGCAAGTCTAAAAAGATTGCCGTTAAGCCCAGGCCAGCTATTTAACCTCCATTTCTGACTAGGTTTCGACTTGTCTGACACAGCTCCAGTGCTGTGGCGACCCCAAGGATTTCTTCCGAAATCCCTAAGGCACTCAGCACTGAAATCTGGATAGTTGAAGTAATAACTCAATATGCTTCGAGCAAGTCTTAAGCTTGGATGACCAAGATTAGCCATTCGGCACATCCTGGTTATATCCTGACTCTCGACGAACTCTAAGCAGGAAGGCATCAACTGCCTCCTTAACTTGAGTCTTACTTACAACACCCTCTACCTTACTAAACATTAGACACAATTGCCTAATGAGGTACCCAAAATACGGGTTAACCTTTTCATAAGGTAATGGAGTGCCATCCTCTTCAAATACACTTTTAAAAAGAGTGTACATGAAGCGTGGCAATCTCGAGCCTGGATAAAGACAAAAACCCATGGGAACCTGCAAAGGTTCTTCACGGATAAGCGCCTTCTCAACCGCCTTACCCAATTTGGGAAGAACGGTGAAAAGAAACGCGGGACCTTCGTCAGCTAAACGCTGTTCGATATAGTCCCTGTCTCTATTCAAATCTTCGATCACACCAAGCATAGACCCTTTTAGGCCTATGAAGGAGGGTACAAGCCGAGTAAGGTCGTAGAAAAACGACTTTACTAGCTCGGACTGCGTGGTAAAGGCAGGAGGCTTTAAGGTCTGGAACATAATAAGTTCCTTTCCTACCTCAGCTATACCGCCAACATTCCGATTAGAGACTCGATTAGTCCATAATTCTCTTAAAGAGCTCAATAATGAGTCCAATAAGAGACATTAGACCATCGAATACACTCCTTAGCTTTTCGGCTAAAAGTGTATCATCGGGCGCGATCATTATGATCCGCCTGGGATCTCTAGAGAAAAGTCCGCTAATGCGGCCTCATTTCCAGTGCCCGTGAGCAGCTGTTGCATTTGCTGCAACAGATTTTTAGTATCTGCTTCCGACCACATGGAATGACGAGGTGCCGAGATCATAAGAGATACAGATCCAGTACCGATGACATTATTATCATCAGCTTTGGATAATCTCAACGTGATCACGTACTTATCATTGCCCTTCGACCCTGGAGTCCCAACAGTTTGGGATAAATCCAATGTCTCAGGCAATAACATAGTACCGTAGTTCGACCGATAGGTCGCACCACGAGCAGTAGAACCTACAAGCGCGTAGACATGGTCTACGGGTGTAGGAGCTACAGCATCGGCGAGCGTAACAGTGGAACTTGGCATGTAAAGCCTCCGTAAGTGGATACTATATAGCCTATAACCGCTGCGCAATGAGCGTAGCAGTGTCAGCTATATGGGTAATAGATAAACCGCCAAACAACCCAACTGTGTCAAAGCCTGGAGGAAATCCCTCCAATCTTGAGTACGATTTAGCACCCAAGATATCTGGAATAACGAGGCTTGAAGAACTAAAGCCACCCTTAAAATCCTGAGCAATCGATTCAATATTTAAATTGAATCTATACTCAGTTTTTAACGAGTAGCCCATTCTTCTAAGTTTACTCGAGTTCCAGAAGACTGGCCTACTACTAATTAAACTTTGTACGTTGAATATCCAATCAACGACAAATGAATAAGGTAGTAAGTCCCACAGTCCTCCGAGAATGTCGTTCGTACCTAGGCCTTGCAATGCATAGTCTAACGTAGAACCAATTTCATAAGCTTGTTCGCGCATATAATCTGCGCCGAAGCAAGCCTTACGAACTGCTCTACGTTTATCTATTGAAATTGTAAAGCCACTGTACGGACTAGTTCCGAGAGTTTGGTAAGGGGTGGAGTAACTGCCATCAGTATTCCCTCTACGAGAATACCGATGCCAGACACCTCGAGACGCGGCTAGAGCTTCGACGTGCTTGCGAGCCTTTTTCCAAATAGTAGCAATCGCTACTATATCGAAATAAAGGTTACGCCAGCCGTATCGATACTCTAACCATCTGTTACTAAAGGCTTTCTGAACTTGAGAAAAGCTCAAATTGCCTTTTGGTAACCGGTCGAGTAGACCAAACGGATTTTTCATCATCCGAAAGGTCTGACCTATTTGGATAAGATCGACTAGTAAATTCGAACTAGCCTTCATTTTCCCATCTAGGTCCTGTCCTACTCCATCAACCAAATCAGACCAGTTAACATCATTTCCCTGAATCGTAGGAAGCGTACTGGACTCTAAAAAGGACCTTAAATACAAGGTCCCATATAGAATTCCCAGATCGCTTCCGTAGAAAAAAGGATTCGGGGAGTATGTATTGTTAACATCAAGAGTCGCAATACAACTAGGCAGTTGCATGCTAATCTTGACCGGACACCATTGATTTGAGAGGCAAGTATTAAACTTGTTCCTCTGCCCAATGGTATCGGAGATTTGTTTGGTGATAGTGTTATAAGTTGCCTGCATCTCGCACGGGTTCCAGTCTTCTACGGTGGTTTCAAACCAATTAGGTGAAAAATGCTGAAGGGCTTTATACCTTTTTGCATTCTTACACCTTAGGTCTAAGAAACATTCCGCAGAGCTGTTTCTCGTGCGCGAGGACATATAACACTCCACTTAAAAGACCTTACGGTCTTAGTTGGTGCGGTCGCGATGATACCCCATAGGTTTATCCTATGGCATCGCGAAAGGGTTCCCCAAAAGGG